GGCTCAATTGCATGAGTTAGGAAAAGATTCGAAATCTTTATTGTTTGGTGGGATCATTCTTGGGTCTGTTAAGTCAACCTCGTACTAATGATAGGTCCCAGCGCCGGTGGCACCACATAGGCTATTCTTTTTACGTTGAACCTGCTCCAGAGACGGACTATGTCCGGGAATCGTACCAGTTCTCTGAAACGTTCTTCACGTTGAACCTGGCCAGGTGGATTTTCACACTTGCGGGGGATAACATCCCCACCGCACGCATCATGTCTCACTCCGTGGAGGATTAACAATTGAGCCCGAGCTCGGGGAACGGATGTCTGTTTATCTAACAGAGATCAAAAACTCTTTCCCGAGATTAAAGTCAACGGGCTGACTGGCGTTTCTAGCGCGCCACGCTTACCCACACTGGGCGGCAGATCTACTAAGCCGATCTGGAGGCCAACCAAAATTTTAAGTCATGGAATAGACTAGCGCATTTTACAACATCGCTCAGTTGAACTTGCATAGTGAAACTCGTTAAGTCTTTATACAATAAGATATACCCGCAGAGAATTATCATCTGCAGATTGCCTACAAGAGGCACTCGGGTGTAAGTTCCGGGTCCATTAGTGTGTATTACCTACAACACTGGCCCTTCGCGCCACCATACTTATAGCACTGCTATCACGGACAGTTTAACGTCATATCCAGGACGTGGCGGCCAATTAGATGGCCGCAATGCGCAGCGACGATTGGAAGTTAGATGTTCCAGTGTAGCCTGCGGTCACAGACAAGGTCAGCGCGAATGGCACTGCAGAGGACACGTACGAAATGGTACTGACGAATCCTGTGTCAAAGGTGGCAGTAGTGCCCACCTGACAAATGCCTGTTTCAAGTGGATTTCCATCTTTCGACAAAATGGCGTTGCCATACACATTCAAATTCGTAGTAGAATTGAAGTTGGTGGTCATGTCGATCAGATAGTTTCCTGCAGGAACCAAGACTGAACCTGCTGTGTTCACACAACCGAGGCCATTGGCTGCTGCGTTGGCAAGTAGCGCTTGCGTGGCCACACCAGTAGCGCCACAAGACTGACTCGTGGCGCTAGTGGAGCCGGTAGTGAACAGTGACACTGACCGATTGGGAAAAGCAGATGTCGTGGAATCCAAAATGGGAACCTCAAACGTGACTGAATAGCGCACGTGAAGTTCTCCCATAGCTGAAGTGTTCTGATTTCCATAGGTGGAAACATTCAGCACGCCTCCATCATACAACTTGATATCGGTGGAGGCAGGGACAGGACCGGCACGCACGTACTTGCGGCCAGGTTCAGCCAATTGCTTGGGATTGAGCTTCAGGGAGACTGAATTGTATGGCATGCAATCAGCGTGCGGCATAGAGTCTTCAACCTGTTGCTTGGTTGTGGGAGGCGCATCAGATGCATCATAGTCAGCATTCAGGATGACCTTTCCTGACTGACCATTGGTAGCATAAGCGCTCACCTCGGGACGGTAGTAAAACTCCAAGCTGTTGAACTTGTAGCGCTCCCATTGAGGGGCTTGGCGTGACAACCACGGAAACGTGGCCGCAATGCCGGGCTGAATGGCGTAAGCAGTAGTTGCAAACGCCACCGACCCCAACACTTCACCAATGTACTCATCTTCAACGACGGTACACGTGCGCTTGTTCATTGAACGATTGCCACCCATAGGGAACTGACCGCCCATTGCGCGCGTCGCGGCACCTTTGCGCCGTCCGACTCTACGAGCGGGATTCTTCTTCCTGCGCGATGCAGGGCGTCGTCCTGCAATTTTCAACTGCGCCATCAACTTGTTGGCGTCAAAGGCACCAGCCATAGCGGCGCCTGTGGCACGTGCAACACGGATGCTCTTCGCGAGCCCGGCAACACGCACCTTCTTCTTTCTTGAGATTCGAGAACTCATTCTTCTTTTTATGGGGAGAGCACACTTACAGTATTCCTCATAAGCTGGGGTGTCAAACATTGGCTGAGGCCAAATGCTGTTACGACCTTGGACATGCATAACGTTCTGTGCGTCCACTCCAGTATAGAAGACCTGCATTTGAGAGTCTGTCTTCAAACTCTTCTTGGCGTTTCTCCATTGCTCACACAACACGTCATCGCCATTGTCAAGGCAAGCGTATTTCTTGAGCAGAAACTGAATGTACTTGTTGATGTACGTCAGGAAATCAAGATTCGTCCACCCATTCATGCGCAATGCAGCAGCTTTGGCTAGCGCAACAGGAGGGGAATGGTCTTTAGCATAAGCCAGGGAAGCCATAAGCTTTTCAATCGGGTATTTGGGAACCGCACGATTTCCTAGCCAAATGGTCTCAGCAGACAAGTAGTCGAGCTGGTCTGCCGGGCGAGGGTCATATGTGTCTGTAGTAGTTATCACATTCAGGGCCTTCCACTTCTCCACAACGCTGCGTGCGTTGTAGAACGGATGTGCTGCATCCGACACCGTCCATGTATTGTCATCACCACACAACAACATACGGACGTTTTCATCAAAATCAGGGTACGTACATTGATCTTCCGGTGCATTCATGCACCAGGCGTACGCCAACAAGAGGTACAAACAAAAAGTGTTGTCCACAATCGTGTTGGAACTTCCTGAAGGGTTGCCACCATTCTTCATGACGACAGTGCCACCCATGGTTGATATCATGGTATTGATGATGTTTTTGTAGAACTGTTGCACACGACACTTTGTATCGATGTATTCTTCATAGGTAGGACGTTGGAGCGTCGACTTACCTGTAGGATCTGTGTCCGGCTTCAAAAGCATTGAGAAGCGGAATTTAGCAACCATCCACAAGAGAGAACTGAACAAACTTGAATCGTATTCAGTTTCGTCGAGAGCATACCCGTTTGGGAAAATATTCAGCTTCTCGATCATTTCATGCCAGCCCCCTTTCAAGGAGCAGAAGCCAACTGTTGATGATGTGGCTAGGGCAGAGTCGTAGAACTTTTGGTTCTGGTCCCAAAACAATCGATTACCGTGGATTGTCATTTCCACTGGACCGGCGGTAAAGGTTCGCATGGAGTTGCGATCCAACTTTTCCTGCAGTCTCATTTCCTCTTTTACTGAATTTCCAAAAATAGCAATGTAATCCTCAGCCCTCAATCGTTCCCAATCTTGAGCGAGCCACACAAGTGGGCTCCAGCCTTCGATGGGTTTCTCGAAGAAATCCCGCTTGGTGCGGAATGTGCGAGACCAGACAACACCTGGAGAGGTGGTCATATCAATAGTCGCAACAGCTTCTTCAAGAGAAATCACCTCGGAATCTTGGAGGTAAGGACCAAAGTGGGCAGCGAGGAAAGTGTAGGCACGATTCATGGCCCACACTTGTTTGTCATCAGAAAGCGCTGGACGGACACGTGCATACTTAGCAACCGAGCGATAAGACGCTTCAAGGTTAGGAGCTGCAAGTCCATACACTTCGCGAATGTCTTCATGACTTCCATACTCAAGCTCAAACTCATCAAGGTCAAAATTGCGAGACCTCTGATTGCGCATCTTAGCGCCCCGAGCCAAAGTGAAAACAGGTACGAGCATGTAAGGATCAAGCCACTTTTGATGAGTGGCGTTCTCAAACACTTGCTCATGAAACCGCCCGACTAACGTCGTGCGCGGTTCATAAATACCATTTCCCAGGAAGCGACTTACACCAGAGTGGGTGAACATCTTACAAAACGAAGCGAGGGTACTTAGCCCAGGGGCATTCGAGTGTGACGACATTTGGCGGCGCAATGGAAAATCCAATCCTTGCAGTTCTCCAATAGTCTGCAGAGTTTGAATTCGGCACATTTCAGACGTCACCGGGACATACGCATTAATCGTTGCGCTGCCCCCGATATGGAAACCGATGATGTACCCATCATTGTCAATGAGAGGGGCAGCACAGCAACCATGGCGTGAAGGCACGCGATGATAGCCATTTGGTGAAGCTGCACCAGAAGCGACACGAACAACCTTGTCCAGGTCCTCGTGAAAAGCCAACATTATGACATTCTCCATCTTCGTGGGAACACGCAGTCTCCAGCGCGGCGCCTTAGCACTGTTCAAAATGCACACGCTCATGTCATTAGTTACGGGGTAAAAATCCTTCAGGAGAAAACTTCCGCTTGCGTTCACAATGCGATATTCACATCCTGGGGTCAACGAATGCGTGGGGACCCAAACCTTGTTGCCAATGTGGCAGCCGTGAGCAAGCCAGTTGGTCTGTGTGGTTGACACATCTTGGACCAGGCGATAAACTCCGTACATATTCTCAGAACGAAACGGATTAACAGCGCCCAACATGTCCTGCGTATGCATCTTATTTTTAATGCGATCCCAAACCGTCTTAAAAGGCAGCGGCTTCACTTCAGAGCCTGCATAATCGGGAGACATAGGAGCCAGCATGGCGAGTTGCATCTCAAACTCATGCTTGCTTGCTTCATCGACATTTGGGAGAGTCTTTGATGACTCGACGCACTCATTTCTAAATTGTGCATAATCTCGGTTCATACCATGGGGGCGCATCTTACGCCGGTTATTTCCGACAGTGTTTGACAGGCGTGGACCAACATAACGGTCATCGAAAGCAGCATCAAGCATGTCTTCGGCATCCTGGTCATCCTCCCACATTTCAGCCAATTGCTCAGCTGTCTTTTCAGACTGGAAGTGATCCATACGACGGCGTGTAATACGCTGCCCTACCACACGACTTGACTTGCGTGCTTCAGGAGCAATCCGTGAGCTGCGGGGCTGATTCACAAAATCAGTCACAGCGCTCACAGTAGCAATACCAGCGCCTGCTTCAAAGGCAGTAGTCACAACTTTTGAATTAGTAGCTTTGAAAACTTGCTTGCCAATCATTCCAGCGACAAGGGCTCCTACAACAACGGCTGCAACTTTCACAGCAACAGGGTGCTCTTCAAGTTTCGCACGGACGCTGCGTGCTCCACTCTGGATAGATTCAACAGAGGAGTCGAGCACAGGGGAGAACTTCTCCCACGACCCATTCACAAAGTGCTTGGCCATACGGTACCACCTCTTATACAAAGGCACGTTAGGCTCATGAGATTCAAGGAACGCTTCAAAAGCTGCTCCTGACTCAGGCATAGGTAGGGTCTCTTCTTCACGCACAATAGAGACAGGCGTGGTCTCAGAAACAGGAGCAGCTGGATCACAGGGTGTCAAAAGAACCCCATTCTGTCCATGCGGAACCATAGGTTCAGCCTTCTGAAACAGGCTATTAGTGGGAAATGCGTGCACATACTTAATGGCAACAGCTTTCTCTCTAGCCGTTGTAATGAGCGGGAACTTGTCTCCAGCTATTTGGTGAACAGCCTCGGCGATCGAAACTTTCTGATAATCTCCACCACGATTTTGTACCGCTTCCTTCACAGCCTTAGGGACACATTCGTACATGTCAGCAACAACTGCATCGGTTCCCGTAGGATCGGGAGCACCAACGCCCGCTTTACGGCGTGGAAGGTCGGGAACTTTTTCCTCAGTAGAGCATAGCGAGTTAAACTCAGCCATTGAACTCTGCACAGTATGCGTATCGTCTTGTTTCAAATCAACAATGGCCTCAGCTACAGGAGCTAAACAAGAGTCTTCACACGCATTGGGGTGTGCACCATTGAAACGACAATTCACATACCGTTTTCCCTCAAAACCATCTGGTGCGCTAGTGAAAACGCGAACACCAGAAACTGGTGGATAGTCATATTCGCGGACGTTACCTTCGCGGTCAGGATTGGGAATATCATGCTGAGGGCACGCATCCATAGTCGCTGTGCCATCGAGCAGCTTGTGAATGAAGGACACAACCCACGTGGCACCAGGAACATTTTTAAGCCAATCCTGCATTGGCCTGATCAATTTGTTAGTTGCTTGCACTCCAATGAATGGGCCAACAACCAGCGCGAGGACACTCAACAACCCGCCAGCCAAAATAGCTGTGCGGTTGATAGTCTCACCTCGCGCATGAGGAACCATGACCTCAGGGCGTGCAAACAAGCTCCACAAACGCGGGAGCAATGCACAAGCAATGCCACAGGCAGCAGAAACGCCAACCCAGTGACTAGCAGTACTCAAATCAGAGCCTGCTGCAGCAACATAGGGGGCTACAAGAGTAGTAGCAGTTGCCAAATGATTTGCCAACCCAACTGCAGAATTGGAGCAGTTGACGGCTGCGTCGGTGAAAACTCGACCACAGTGATTAACCGTGTTTGTCAAGCTTTGCCCGCAACGTGTAAATTCCGAAATTGTTTGACGGACTTCAACGCTAACCTCGCGGGCTGCTTCACCAAC